GTCCCGCCGCTTCGAGCCTGTCCAGCGCTCCAGCGAGACAGTCACGAGCTATGGCCTGCACACAGTTTTCAACCAGCTTGCCCCCATATGTTTCAATGCTTTTCCACTTTTTCGTTTTCTGATCCATGCCCATATACGCGATAGATGGGCGACCCCACTGATTTGTGCCCAGAGACGGGTTGATGTAATACAGCTTGCGGCTGGAGGGTAGTGTAATTGTCATGCAGGAAACGCCCTGCACTACGTCATACTCACGGGCAAACACGACGTTACGCACTCTGGCTGTGCCACCGCACCGTATCACCTGTACAGCCGCCGCATCCATTGCGTACCACAGGTCACGGATTTTGGAGTTGGCCTCCCGCCAGCGCTCCACGATGTCCGGCAGCTCATCCTCGGTCAGTCCCATGTCCAATGCGCCCATGTTGATAAGCGCCCCAGCGGATCCTTGATAGCCCAGCGCCAGCTCTGCCACCTTGCCCTTCGCGCGCAGGGCGTATTCTGGATTGCCCTTCTTGATCTTCTCAATGGGGACGCCGAACATCTGTGACGCGCTCGCTTCGTAGATTTTGCCGTGTGAGCGGAACACCTCAAGCCGCCATTCTTCGCCCGCCAGCCACGATATGACGCGAGCTTCGATAGCCGAGAAGTCCGCGTCTATCAGCACATGCCCCTCCGGCGCTATAAAGGCTGTGCGGATAAGCTGAGAAAGTGTATCCGGCACAGAACCGTACAGCACGCGCAAAGCATCAGCGTTCTTCTGCTCTACCAGCTTTCGCGCCACCTCAATCGCCTTCGTGTAGGTTCTCGGCAAGTTCTGCACCTGCACCAGTCGTCCAGCCCAGCGGCCCGTGCGGTTCGCACCGTAGAATTGGAGAAGCCCGCGCACGCGTCCGTCACCGCAGACACACGCTTCAATCGCATCATACTTTTTGGTAGAGGTCTTACTTAGTTCCTGACGAATTTCAAGCATACGCTGAACCTCAGCGCTGTTACCCTCCTTTGCCAGCAGACGTGAGACCGTTCCCTTGCGCAGGTCTTTAATTTCTTCGTCATCCATTTCCTCGTTCAGCCATTCGGCAAGCTGCTTAACTGAATTAGGATTGCGAATGCCGGAAACCGCAACAGCTTCGGCGGTAAAGTCGCGCTTGACACGCGCTCCCACATCCAGCGCGCCTCGCACCAAATCAATGTCCACCGCCACGCCGCGGGAGTTAATCATCAGATCGACCTCCCACTGATGCTGTACCCAGTCGGGAACAGAAAAAGCGCTCAGGCGGCGTTCAATTTCCATCTCCGTTACCACATCCTGACGGTTGTACTCTTTGAACAGCTTCCACTTATCAGAATCATGGTGCGGCAGATTGCGTGTGCGCCCACCATTCGCCCGTGAGGGCTTGCAGGGTACACAGAAATAGCGAATCAGGGCTTTGCCTGCCGCGTTCTTCTGCTTGTCATCCGGCAAACCGAGCGCCTTGCCTGTTGCGTCCAAGCCCGCCGTGTATCCACAGTACAGACCGTGAAACATGGTGCAGCGCCACTGCGACGGCCGCATACCGCCGTAGACCTTTTGCAAGGCGCCGTACTCAAAGTGTGCATTGTAGGCGTGCTTGATGTAATTGGGATCTGTCAGCGCGGGAACCATCCAGTCAGGAAGTTTTTCCCCGCACGCCAAATCGACCACCTGCACAGGGGCACCGTCAAGAGAATAGGCAAACAGCAGAATTTCAAAATCCGGGCTTTCGATGTATTTCCAGCTTCCCGTTTTCTTGATGGGTTCACTGGAAAAGGTTTCAAGATCAATGGAAAGGTGATGCGGCATCTTTCACCCTCCCTTAATCCCAATACGGAAGCGACGTGCGGATGTCTGCTGGAACATTGCCGTTCCAGACAAAAGAGTTTTTCAGCACATATTCGTTATAGCTTGCCGCCGTTTTGTTTGCGCGCATCTTCGCCTGTTCAGCCCATGACAGCTTTTCTTCATTTTCGCTATCTTTGTACTGCTGGTAAATCAGGCTGTCACTTGTGTAACTCGCCATCATTGCGCGGCAGGTATCCTCTACCTGCTTACGGGTGCTGTACGCCGTCGCATCATCAGCCTTTTGTACGGCGAAAAACCATGAGTTCCACATGGCGCGTCCGGCAGGAAAGCAGGAAAAGAAAACCGTGCAGAACAGCAGAACGACCATCAACAGACACAGCAAACCAGCAATGACCTTATTCACCTGCCACGCCTCCTTCATACCGCACGACCGGGCTATCGACGACAAAAGGAATGTCGGAGTACAGGTATTCGCCCACCCATTCTATGTATTTTCCATCCGGGGTGAAGAAGAAAATCCCGTCATCATTCTCACCATAGCTGCCGTCCACGTCGGCAAGCCACTTGTTATACGCCCGGTATTCACCACCTGAATACTCGTAATATTCGCTGTCAGGGGACAGGAAGCTATTCAGGCTTGTTACCTTTCCGTCTACGACGAAATTGCCGACAACAGTGTTTCCGGCAAAGAGCACGATATAGCCCAGCGGTTTTTCAACCGCGCACACGAGCGCGTTTGCCTTTTCGCGCTGACCATTGACCCAATAGGCACGTCGAATCAGGTTATACCGTTCCAGCGAGTAGCTGATGTCCGTTGGTGTAGGCTGGTTATCCGTTAAAGAATTGGCCACAGCCATCTGCGCCTGCACGTCAGCTTTCGTGCCGCTTACAGTAGGGGTATCTGAGCAACCGGTCAGCGTCAACAGCGCCAGTGCGATAATCACAATCAAGCCGACCACACGAACCGTCTTTTTCATACGTTTTTCCTCCCTGCAATAATCGCCAGCGAATTTTCAAACTGTACACCGCGCTTAACAAGTTCGGCTTTGACCGCTTCGCCCAGCGGAGAAGAAAGGGCATAGTCAATCAGTTCTGCTTCTGACATGCCCGTTACGTTAGCGATGGACTGCTTTACGTCCTCCGTCTTACGCGGAAGCCATACGCGCTCCGCATACTCACCGCTGTCAATGTCGGAAACAAGCATTGCCATCGTGCGATCTGGACGACGAACGAACATGCTGAACAAATTCATCAGGTGAATGGTAGTCATTTCTTTAATCTGGATTTCTTCGCCAGTGGCGGTCGTCCAGCTATCGGCACAATCAAAACGAGTTTTCACACTTTACCTCCTAAAAAAGAGCGCCGGGATTTATACACAATCTCCCGGCGCTCCGTCATCGTATTACATCGGCTGGCCGGTGATAGGGTTGATTGCGCGCCCGGTCACGGGGTCAACGGGCGGCACGACCGAATTGCCGATCCCCGCAAAGTCTGCGGCGGCAGACGCACCACCGGACAGCGGTTCACCCTCGCGGGTTTTCAGCACATTGCCGAGTCCGCAGCCCACGCCGCGATTGCCGGACTGCGAATAGCCGAAGAAACGAAGGGTCACACGGCCGTACATGCCGCTGTAAATGTCCTGCGGGGCAAGCTCCGCGTTGATATTGTCAATACCGACAACCTGCGGTTTCTGCTTGGTAGAGGCAGTCAAGACCCAGTGCCCCTTGCACTCCGGGCCGAAAGGCAGACCGTTTTTGCGCGTACCGTCGCCGTCCCACACGATGGAATCGAAGCGGGGACGCACACCGCCCCACAGCTTGCCCACAGCTTCCCGCGCCGCCGCCTCAATGGAAGCGTCGATGTCCGCTTTGGTAGCAACGTCGGTCTTGGGAATGAGGATGGTGACGGAATACTTGGGGTCGCCCTGTCCGCTCAGGGGCGCACGGGGCTGAATCAGGTTGCAGTAGGAAAGGCGAACTTCGCCGGTCAAGACTTTCTGAGCATCATTCTGATACATGATAGAATCCTCACTTTCTCAATTTACAGTTCATTTTGTAGCATTCTCACAGCTTCGTTGTACCTTTTTATCGACACCCTACCACTCGTCCACGGACGGCATAGTTCATGCTCCTGCGCATCTGCCAGCACGTCCAGCGCATCTCGAATGACATTCTGATAGTGCTCTTGCAGCCCATAGGTGCGGTCGCATTCACCGGGGCACAGGTCAGGGTCAAAGCACAGATTCGTCACCGTGTCCCGGAAATAGTCAGCCGCATCTCCACCCAGTTTGTCATCCAGCAGCCACGCAAAACGTTCTGGGCAGTCAATGTGAACCGTTTCGCCGTCCACGTTAAGTACGAGGTTTTCCTTCCGGTAAAGCGGCCCGTCTCGCACGTCAGCCATCCTGCGCCACCCCGGCAAAGTCCACGACAGCGGAGCTATACGCCGCACGCGGATCCTTCTCATCCGTCAGTGTAGCCTTGCCCTTTGGCTTCACAATCTGGTCTCCGAGCAATTCAGCAAAGCGCTTTGCGCCCACGATCTTTTCAAGCTGGGCAAGCGTTTTCGGCTCGTAGTCGTAGATAACCGCCTTGTCAAAGCCCGAATCCATCAGCTTTTGCAGTGCCGCATCCGTATCACGGAAAGCGCGAATGCTACGCCCCTCGACCACCTTGTAGCCGGGAATCTCTTTCCCGTCCAGAATCGCTTGCAGGGCATAACTCCGCAACCCTTCGTACCATTCGACCAGATTTGCGCCTCTGGTCAGCAGGTCACCAACCTCCGCATCAGTCAGAACGGGCGGCAGTCCCAGCACTTTGCGTGCGGCGGGGTCAAGCGGGTTCTGCGCCTTATCCGGCGTGATGCAGTCCTTAAAATCCTCCAAGGCGGTATTGAGCTTTGCCCGTGCTGGGCAAACGTCGCGCCCGCGGCAGAATTTACAGTGCGCACCTGCGCAGAACTCACCCTCGCCGTTGAAAGCCTTTTGCGCCGCAGGCTTGACCACATTTTCACCCCATGCCAGAAGCTCATCCACGGTCATTTCGCATTCTTTCACGTCCTGCGTGATACGGGGCTGTACAATCGCCATAGACACCCGCTTGATCTTGTCCCCGAAAACAGGCGTGTACCGTTTCAGTGCGCCCAGCGCGTAAAGCATCATCTGCGGATTGCCCTCCGCCTCTACGACAACACCCTGACCGTGCTTGTAGTCCGTGATGTGCAGGGTATCACCGCCGATGATGATGCAGTCACAAGTGCCAAACCCCTGCGGCACATAGTCGGACAGGTCAACTCGGACTTCCATGTTGACGTGTGGCGTTCCCTCATACCTCATACAGACCTCATACAGATACAGGACGTATGCCTCTGCGGTAGTCAGCATTTCGGGCTTGTAAAGCGGATGTTCTTGCAGCTTTTTCAGCTCGCTGTTGAATTTCCGCGTACTCATGACGGTGAACTTCTTGCGAGCATACAGCTCGCAAATGCTGTGTGCCAGCGTTCCCTCCTCCGCATACTCTGACGTTTTCGGGGGAAACTGCATCTCGTACATCGGCGCGGCCGTACATTTCAGCCAGCGATGAGCCGCGGACGCGCTAAGCAGCGCGTGCTTTGCTGGAGTGGCCATCAGTCTTTCCTCCCTTAAATGTTGGCGCCCAGCGA